AACCGTTCCATCGAGTCTCCTGCCGCTGGGCACGGAAGATATCGCCAAAGAACGCTGTCTATTACAACACCAGGGAGGAGGCCATCCAAGACGGGCACCGACCATGCAAGGTCTGCAATCCATGAAAAAACGGGGCCGCAAGGCCCCGTCCCTTAAATATTACCGTACACAAAACCGTACACAACCCAAAATATAAACCTCGTAAAACATTACACTACAACTATTTATAAGTTTTATAAGCATTCCACTAAGGAATGATTACTACCCCACACCCCCTAACAATTGCACACAAAAAAGTCATTCCAGCACAAGACTTTTTCTTTGGTGTGTGGTATTGTGTAACTATGCTAAAACATACAAAAACATGCTTGAAACCGTACACAAACCGTACATCTTTAGGGAGGTCATTTTGAGGAATGCTGACCGAGCTGAAAATCAAGAATCTGAAGCCGAAAGAAAAGCGCTACATGGTATCCGACGGGCAGGGGCTCTCTATCATGGTGATGCCATCCGGGGAGAAATACTGGTATGTCCGCACGTGGGACCACGGGAAGGAAACAAAACGATCGCTAGGGCGATATCCCGACATTAGCCTCAAAGAGGCTCGCGCACTCCGTCACACAGCAGAGTTGCGAAGGGACACGCCAGTCGTTTTTGCTGACATTGTTGAGGAGTGGTTCAAGACGCGCTATGCGACGATGAACCGTCTCTCGACGGTGCAAGATACGCGGACGAGATTGGATAAATACGTCATTCCCGCGTTTGGAGGGCGCGAGGCAAAAAGCATCATGCCACGCGATATTCTTCTCCATGTCCGATCCATACAGGAGAAAGCCCCGCATCAGGGACTCCGTGTTAAGACTCTCCTGTCTCAGATTTTTCGTTATGCGATTGCTGCGGGGTTGGCGGATTGGGACCCCGCCGCTCAGGTCCGAGGCGCCCTCCTGCCGCTTCCTCCAGAGCAACATCGCGCCACCGTTACGGATGAGGTTTCTGCAGCCTCACTCCTCCGCGCCATCGAGGGATACGAGGGGAATAAGGTCGTCCGGTTGGGCTTGCTCCTCCTGGCTTACACCTTCGTCCGCCCTACAGAAATGCGCTGCGCGGAGTGGTCGGAGCTCGACCTCGACGCCGCGCTTTGGATGATCCCGGCTGAACGCATGAAAATGAACCGAGGGCACGTCGTTCCGCTGTCGACACAGGTTGTGGCGTCGTTTCTCCAGCTCCGCAGACTGTCGCCCCATCCTCTCTATTGCTTCGCTTTGCCGTGCAAGGACAAACCGATGTCTAAGACCGCGTTCTCTGTAGCGTTGTGCTCCCTCGGCTACGGCACGGGGAAAGCTACCCCCCATAGCTTCCGGGGTATGGCCAGCACGCTGTTGAACGAGAACGGTTTCCCGTCGGACGTGATAGAGCGCCAGCTGGCCCACGTCGAAAAGAACGCCGTCCGCGCCGCCTACAACCATGCGGAATATCTCCCCGAGCGTCGGCGCATGATGCAGTGGTGGGCGGATTACCTGGACGACCTGGCAAAAAAATAGCGGGGCCCAGGAGGGCCCCGTTTAACGTTCTCCGTAGTGGTCATACAGCTCCACCATTTGCCGGGCGATGGAGACCGCTGCCTTCCTCAGTCTGTCGATATTCTCACGCTTTTTGTCTGGGGAAAGGCTCTTATTCTCCTGCACTGCGGCGATCGCCTGGTTGTATTGCGACAGCGTCCGCCGCTCTTTCCGAAATACATCGGCAAGCATAATGTTCTTATTCGGTATCCCGGCATATCCTGCACTTGCCCGAGCCGAGTACCCGTTGTCGGCTTTCTCCGTCCGGTCGGCCAGCTCGTAGAAGCGCTCAATGGATTCGCTGGTGCGGTAGGGATCGATGAAAAACGCCCGAATAAACGGCTTTTCCGTCCAATATTCGCGTGGCCTGTTCCCGTCGCCGAAAAAGCGGTCCGGCATTTTGGTCAGTTCGCCGCCGACGGTTCCGGTGTATCCGCGGATCAGGTGATCGACCTTGTAGGGGGATGTTCCTGTCTTTCCCCCAACCCATTTCGCCAGCCCGGACGTGCCCGGCCCATACTGAAACTCTGGCGGCAGCTTTTCCTTGCCGCGCGGAACGACGGGGCGGTCCCGGAAGAAGCTATAGTTGGTATAAACCTCCAGTGCCGGGAGGAACACTGTCGGCATCAGGTTCGGAACGGCCTGATCGGTCAGCGTGTTGGCGAAGCCCCTCATAGCTGCCGGGTCTTTGTCGAACATGGCGTCCAGCGCGCGCTCCGCAAGGGAGCCGAAGACCTGCCCCAGCGCAGGGGGTTTGGGGATGCGCCACCATTTTTCCCCCAGCTTCACGCACCAAGCAAGGTCTTTTTGCCACTTTGGTATCTGCCGGTACTCCTCATCCGTCTCCTCATTCCGGTGGGCCAGCACCCAAGTCAGGATCGACGGCAAGGTGATGTAAAGGAATGCCTTTGCAAGGGACTGCCCCGGACGCTCTCGGAACGTCCGCACCACCTTGTCCAGTCCCTGCACTCCCGCATTGAAAAAGGCAATGACGCTGTTGGCCCCCTTCCCCCAGGTTCCCGCGCGCTGAAAATCCAGGTTGACCTCCCGCGATAGGCGAGCGGCTTCCTGTTTCGGCAGCTTCTTTTCCCGCGTCAGGTGGTGGTACTCATAGAGTTTCGGTGCCGTCTCGATGTATTCGTTGAACGCTCCAATCTCCTCAGCAGCGCCCCTGAAAGCATCCCACAACCTTTCCAGGCTTCCGCCGTCTTTGAATGCCTTCCGCAGCGCCCGTTTCAGTCCGCCGGGGCTGGAGTTGACGATATCCGTTATGCCGCTGTAGAACACCTGTTCATTGACGGCCTCATCGACAAGCTCCTTCCATTTCCCCCCACGCCTTCCGTTGTAAAGCATCATCGCGCCTCTTATCGTGTGAACCAGAGGCGGAGCCCAGGACTGAGATGTAATCGAGACCTGCCCCGCATCCCTCAGCGCGTTGGTGATAATAAAAGCGGGGTTGTACCGCGTCGCTCCCATCTTCAAAGTTTTGGAGGGGAGTGACAACAGCCTCCCGACAAGACTGCGTTGAAATTTAGAGTCCAGATTCAGCCCCTTCAGCACCTTGTGAATGGCGGGGTCGGTTGCATAGTGCACCTGCTTTCCCCTTTCCCAGATGTAGAACGTGCTGTCGTCGCTGTGCGGTTTTGATCCTTCCATGCGTTCGGCGATCCAGCCGCATCCTTCCTGCCGGGAGATTTCCCGGATGACCTTTGCCACCCCTTGCTTTGCGGCCATGTGGTGATAGCGCACGATGTTATTGAGCATGTGCAGCAGGGGGTCTTTGACGGGCAGGAGCTCCGATTCGTCGGCCACCCCCCTGGCCATCTTGATGGGGTTCCCGATGTTCACCAGGGACCGCGTGTATCCGTGCAGAAACTCCTTGATGTCCGTTTCGGTGTTCTCCTCGCTGTCGGTGCGGATGAAGGGAACGTAGTTCGGCCATTTTTTCCGAAGCATATCGAAGGTCCCCTGTGCCATCAGCCCGCTGTTCACAAGCGTTTCCTGCACGATCTCCTCGTAGACTTCTCGCAGTTCTCGCGCCGCCTCCTTGATGGGCTCCGGCGTCAGGTTTTCGACGATGTTGCGTTCCTCGGCTTCGGTCGTCCCCAGGCCGGGATACATTTCGTTCTTTCGGTAGTCCAGCGCCCGAGCTGCCTTCATGTATGCTTCGAGGTCGTTCCGACCCTGCGGTGTCATCTCGCGTTTCTGGATGACGTCCAAGAATTTTCCGGCGGACTTGTCCGCCGCGCCCCGATACCCCGCCGAATTCTGCGCCGCTGCGTACAGGTTCAGCTCGTCGGGCAGCACCTCAAGACCCAGTGCCTCGCGTACCCGCTCCGACACACGGTAGAGCTCGTGGTTACTGTCTACCCACGTAGTATAGAAGTCGTGCCCCAGCTGCTTCGCCCTTTCCTTCAGCGTTTCAAGGCTCAGTTTCCGGGCGCTCGCTCCCTTGTCCAGGAGGCGGGCCTTGGCATCCTGCTCATAGTACGCCTTTAGCGTCTCACGAACCTCCTCAAAGTTCTTGAACGTCTCGGGCTTCTCTCTCAGGGCGCGTTCAAAGGCCGGGGTAAAATTCGGAAATTCTTTTCGTCCCGTATTGCGATCGATCACGTAGGTTCTGACGAACTCGGCAATCCCCTCGTTGAGGATCTGCTCCTGCGTATAGTCCCCGCCGGAAGTGGCCGCCCCGGCGTACAACAGCTCCGTCAACGCCTCCTCCGGCACGTGCTTGCGCAAGTTCAGTTCCTTGTCCAGTGCGTGCCCCAGCTCGTGCATGATGACGGGGAGGTTGTTTCGGTACTTCGTCCGCAAAACCTCCGTCTTTTGGTGAAACACCCCAAGGACGCCGCGCCGCTTCCCGCGAGGAACGCTCCCCAGCCCATGCCGCAGGGGGAACATCTCCCGCACCTTCCGCGTCACGTCCATCACGGAGATGGGTTCTTTCTTCGCCTCCGCGCCCTCGGACTTGCTTTTCTCCTCCGGCTGTGGTTTACTGGTATCGAAAGCTCCCGCTCCCTCCTCGGGGTGAAAACGTGTAACCTCGAAGAGCATAGGATTGAGGCCATCGTACACTGGTCCAATCTCGCCGGGAGCCTTTTCTTTGTAGTCCTCCCAGCCGGTCAAAAGCCATGTCCGACGTTCTCCATCCCGATAAAGCGACATCACAGCCGTATGTCTATCGTATTTCAGGTAGGCCCTGCTGCCTTTGTCAATGGAATCTAGTTTGTCCAGTTCCCCTTTTGCAATGACCTCCACCATCTTCCGGGCCACGGCCTCACCGTCGTACCCCTGTGCGTTGCGATGGGCGATGATGTGGGAGACCCCTGAGCCGCCCTTGAACTTCGGACCGCGTCCCGGCTCCCCCCACAGGAAGGAGATGGAGCCCAGGTCCTCCCGATGCATGGCGTCCATCACGTCGGCCTGCTCGGCGATAACCTTCTCCATGGCAGCCCGCCCGCGACGGATATTGTCCCGTACCGTCGCATCAGGGGCATCCCCCGGCTCGCGCATCATCTCAAGCTCGCCTGCTCCAGGCTCTTCGGCCTTGAAGTCTTCCGCCAGCTTCCTGATCCTGGACATGATCCTCTGGACTCGCGTCTTGCTCTTTTCGGTGTCGGTCGACGTATCGACCTCGCGTATCCATCGGGTCAGCCCCTCGCGATCCTTCTCGGGAAACTGTTTGACGACATCAAACCCCTGCCCCTCGTCCAAATCCAGGGCGATCTCGGCGACGTCGGCCAGCCGGGAATACCTCTTCCGCCATTCCTTCTCTGTCTCCCCCTCGGGCACAAGCTCGCCGGGCGCGTACCCCCGAAACTCCCGCACGTTTTCCAAGAACGCCGCTTTCACCTTCTCGCGATATTCCGTAGAAAACTTCGCCCTGTTCTCGCCCTTGAACTCTCCGGTCTCCGTGTCGTAATACATGACGGTATTGCCGCGCTTGCCGTGGAACCACGGCTCGCTGATGTAAAGCCTGCGGCCGCTCTTTTCCCACGGGACGACCTCCAGTTTCTCGGGTTCTCCAGGGCGGAACTCCACCTCGATCGCTCCCTTCCTCAAGGCGGTATTCTTGGGGAAGAGCTCGATGCTCTTGTGCTTCTGTTCCGCACTGGATGCGGCCCTTGCCTTCGCCTCGTCGCTCGTGCGCCTGCCCTCGTACCAGTCGCCCAACTGCTTCGAGAACTGCTCCTTTACGGCGTCGACCCATAGGCTATCCTTGAAGTCGTTCCCAAATCCTCCCGTCAGCACGTCATAATGCCCGACGGTCTTCCCGTTCTCCTTCTCCTTCAGGTACAGGCGTCGCTTGTCGTACTTTTCCCACGGCTTGACCTCGACGGCATAATCCTTTCCGTTGTAGGTGACGGTCATCTCTCCACCCCTCAATTTCGCGTCGTGAGGGATTTTATCCGGGATGGGGGCCTCTTCCGGCTGAGGCGTCTCAGTCTCTCCCGGAGGAGTTGCCTCCGGTTGCACGGCAGACGTTCCCGTATTGGCTCCCTTCGCAAGCCTGTCCGCCTCCGTATAAAAATCTCGGATACTCTTTCGGAAAGCCGTCTCCAGCCCGCGAAGTCCCGGAACGGTTTTGTCCCGGCCAAGATGAAAACCTTTATCCTCCAGGGAATAGTATGCTACGGGACGAAACTCAGGCCCCCTTGCGGTCTCCTGCATGTCCCCGAACATCAACGCCCGTTTCCCGTCCCTCTCCCACGTCCGCACCAAAAACTCCACTGTCTTGCCTTTGGTCTTCACCCGAAGGGCGCCACCTTTCAGCGTGGCGTCATCCGGGATCTCCGGCTTCGACACAGACGGTTTCGGCGCACGGGGAATCTCGTAGAAGGATGCGGCATTCGCCCTGAATTGTTTCTCCAAGAGCCTGGCGCGGTCGTCGTCCGATTCGTAAAATGTGAAGGTATCCGCAGACAGGTCATAGTGCCCGGAGGGTGTTTTTGACACGCCCTCCGTGAAGTACAGGCGCCCTTCCGTGTTGTTGGCCCTGACCTTGTACGTCCCCAAAAGCCCGGAAATTCCTCTGTTGACCCCGTCCAGGATCAGGGTTCCGTTTTTCAGCCGCGCTCCGGCCGGGATGCCTTGCGCTCCGCTCTCCGAGGTCGAGGCAGAGGGACTGAGGTTATTTGCATTGACGTTCCTGTTTTGGGGTGGTAAAGTGGTCTCAAGATCATCGTTCCCGTAGCGCCTTCCGGGACTTCCTTCCGGCTCAGAAGTGGAGGTTTCGGGGCTAAGCGGGGCCGGGGCCGGAACCGGTGTTGGAGGCGTGCTCTCCAAAAACGATGATTTTTCTCTTTGCTTTTTGATGTAGGCCGTTTTGACTGGGAATCCGCTAATAAGGGTATAAAAGCTGTTATCTGAATCCCACTTCAAAATAGCGCTCGGATGACTGCGATCTCCGTCTTTCTCCACGACCTCAAAAAACTTGCCCCACCCTATAGGAATAATTTCAGTGCCATTATTAAACACCGTCTCAAAAAAATCTTCTGCCCCTATAAACCCTTTATTCTGAATCTCTGCTTCGTGTTTTTTGGCATGCCTAAGTCCCCAATCTTCACTACCCGCCTGAACTCTCACCTCGCCGATCGGCACGTCCTCACGCCCGCCGCTCAGCTCCTCCGTGACGTGTCCCCAAATGCGACTCCCGTTTCTCAACACGAAGTCCTCAGGGGTCGCCTCGCTGAAGGGCTTCCCGGACTCCATCGCGTACCCTTCCGGCAAATCCGCCCTCACTACAGGCTCCTTTTCCACCTTCCCCGGCATCTTGATCGGTGCATTCGGCTCAATCCTCCCGCCCATCGGCAGGGGGCGTTCCCCGGCCATGTCTCCGCCCATCGTCAAGGGCCTCTGCGGGGCGGGCAGGGGGTAGGGCAGCGTGCTTCGGCCCGGCTCGCTCAGCACGCTGGGGGCAGGACGGGACGCGAAGGGCGTGGGGGTCACGTCGCCTTGCCCGACGTCCGGCGCACGCCCGCCGACACGCGGCTCCCAGGCTCCCACCTGAAGTAGCCTTGTCACCTCCGCCTCGGGATATCCCGCCTCGATCAGCATGGATCGCGCCTCGGCTCTCGGAAGCTGCCCGGAGTACACCGCCGCCTGGATCTGTGCAGCGGAATCGCCCATGCTGAACTTCTTGCTTACCGGTGTAAACCCGCGCTTCGTCACCGCCGCGTTATGACGGCCTACGGCATCTCGCACCTGGTGGTGCACCTGCTGCTTTTCTCCAAGTGCCTTCGCCCCGGCGAGGGCGTTGAACAGCCCCCAAAGCCCTGTTGACGCAGCGGCCCCTCCGGCGGCGCTCAGGGCCTTTTCTATGTCCGCCTCGTCCCCGGCGCGCATATCCGTCAATGCGCTGGTCCCCGCAGCCTCAAGGGCGCTGGCCCCAGCCGCCCCCGCCACGTTCAGCCCCTTGCGCACATAGGGCGACAAGACCCCTCCAATGGGGGTATCCGATCCCAAAAGGCCGACCATCAACGCCTCAAGCCCTCCACGCAGGGCCGTATCCCCCAGGTTGGCCCCCACGGCGTTAGCCCGCTCATAAGCCTCGGCATGGGGAACACCCTTTTCTGCCAGACGCCGGTACACCTCTTCTCGGGACTCCTGGTTCCCCGCCAGCGTCTCACGTCCGACGTATCCGACTCCGCCAAGCCCGGCACGTTTCATCAGTCCCATTTCTGCGATGCTCTTCAGCACGCCGGGCAGTTTCTCAAGCGTCCAGTCCACCCCGGCGGCCAGACCCTCGGGGGCTGGCGTGGGGTCGGGCTCGACCCATTTCGCCGCCCTTTCCAGGGTATCGCCCCACGCCTCCGCTTGTGCCAGGGGCTCTTCCACCATTTCGGGGTGTCCGCTCTTTGCGAATCCGAGCAGTACCGCGTCGGTAAAGCCGATCTCCCCGGCACGCAGAGCGTCGGAGACGTTCTTCAAGGTCGCCGTCTCCTGCAAATGACGCATGCGCTCCATCCCCATGCGGGACGGGACGAGGCCACGGATGAGCCCGGCGACTCCTCGACGGATGGGGTCGGTGATGTTCCACGCTCCGGGGGCATCAACGGAGGACGGCGCTTCCGGCGTCGGTGCATACCCCAAAGTCCCATCAAACAGCCCGTCCGGCATGATTGGCTCTGCGGTCGGCAAACGTCTCTCGGGCATGGGAGAGCCCTGGACCAGGGACGGCAAGCCGGGCTCGCGCAGCAGCCCGCCCGACGGTTCGGGCATCGCCCTGATATCCTCAGGCGGTTCTATCCCCTCGAACAAGGCGACATTTGGTTGGGGTGCCGCACTGGCCCCATCCTCCAGCCCCATAAGGGCCAGCTTAAGACGAAGCGCCCCGTCCTGAGACGGGGCGTCCAACGATTTCAAAGCCTCTTGAAGCGTCATCTGCATCCTCCTGTTATTGCGCAGGGGGCAATCCCTGCTACCGAACCTTTGCCCCCGCCTCTCGGATCATCTTGTCCGTCTCCGGCTTCCCGAACCTCTCGATGAGTCTCAGGTATTGCTGTTTCGTGATAAAGCTCATCGGCTGGTTAGGCAGGCTTGGCGAAGGGGCTCCCGTCTGGCTCGGGATGTCGGGGGGGAGGGGCATGTCCGGCTCTCCGCCGTTCACGGCATCCAATCCATCGTCCGGGTCTTCGGCAACGACGTCTCGGACAAGGGCGTCCAGGTTGGGGTCGCCCTGTTCCCTGTACTTTGCAAGGATCGCCTGCTGCTGTCTGAGCAAATCCTTCTCTTCCGCATCAAGCGCTGCGATCTTGTCCGGGTTCCCCCAATGATATTTTGGATCTTTTCTCCTCGCCCAAACATCTTGAACTTGCTTGTTTATGGACTTGAGATCCTGCTTGTCCACTTCGCTGATCCTGGGCATTGCCTCCGGCTTTTTCGCCCCCTTCACCCCAATGTCCGTGGATGTGTTGGTGTCCAAATCGACACTGATGAAATTTCCTGCGGCATCCTGCACAAGGCGACGGGCGCCCGGTCGAGGCCTCTGCGATTCCTTGGTCCGTAGCTCGCGGTTGAAAGCGTTCTGCGTTTTTTGCTCGCCGAACTTCCGCTCGTTGAGGTCGTGGGCGGTGTCGAACTGTCTGATGTCCTCACCGAATTTTTGCTGATCGAGCCCCAGTTTTCCCCAGCCGATATCGGTCTGCTCCCGCTGGTAGGGGTTCATCTGGACCGTTTTCTCGAAGAGCTTCATCATCTCGCCCGTGCCGGGGTTGAAGGCCCCGCCAAGGACCCTGTCCCCGAGGTTGACGTCCTTGTATTCCAAGTGCGGGTTCCGATGCTTGTTCCAGTCCACCATGTCCCCGAATACGCCCTTGTCGAGGTAGCCGTCCACCGTCCCCATCAGGAGCTGTCTTATAAAGCCTTCCGGGTCTCTTTGCCCCATGACCGCGGACTTGAAGTCGGATAGTCCGCGCGCACGCGCCGTCGCAGCCTGTTCGTTCAGGTACGGCTGCGCCAGCCCCATCATCTCGGCCGGGTCGAGCATCCCGAAGCGTTTGGAGCTCAAAAGACGCATCACGTCCCCGATCCCCAGGTTCCGGCTCTGGGGCTGCGCTGTTCCCCTGACCGCCACGTCGAACTGCTGAAGAAACGGCGACGTATTACTGCCGTTCGAGAGGGCTCCATCCATAAGACCGCCGCCGAGCCCTCCGCCTGCCCCGGCTCCCCAGGACCTCGCCCAAGGTGCGGACTCGCTGTCATAGAGCGAGGGACCACCCATGCTTTGGGGTCCCTGAGGCATGGACGTATCCACCAGGGGCTGAGACTGGTTGGCCAGCTCTCCGAGAAACGCGCTCTTTTTCCGGTTCATGTCGGCCGCCCGGCTGCGCCCCAGCATGTCCGAGATGAACGGCCCAAGAAACGAGGCCAGCAGTTGTTCTCTCCAGGGGTTGTAGGGCTGTACGTAAAGAGCCATGTTCTACCACCCCCACCCTTCTTTTTCCTTGATGCGCCCGTAGGCGTCGCGCCACTGCGCCAGGGCCGCCTGGTCCTGTGTTTTTGCCAGCGTCCCCGTCGCAGGGTTCATCCACTGGCCCAGCTGTCCCTGCGCCACTCCGGAGAGGAGCTGCGCCACCGCACCCTGCGGGCCCCCATTGATCGCCGCATCCGCGGCTCCCAGCCCCATACCGAGGGGGGTCAGCCATCCCGCGCCGGGGATGAGCATCCCGCCCAGTCCAGCGATCTTCCCCAGCATCCCCAGGAACCCGCCGCCGCCGCCCGTCTGTATCACCGCCACCCGAATCGCCTACTTCCCCCGCCGGACGGACTGATCGTACGGCCGAGGAGGGTTGATCCCAATCCGCATGCCGCTCAGTCCGCCGCCTGCCTGTGCCCCCGGCATGGCAGAACCGTTCCCGCCTTGGTTCGAGCTCATCATCTTGCCGTAGAGGTCCGTCAGGGCCCCGCCACTGGACGAGCCCATCTTGTTGAAGCGATTCTGATCCCACATGCTTCCCGAAGCTCCCATTCTCCGCACCTACTTTCCTTGTTTGACGACCGTGTCGTAGTCCTCCTTGCGGTCGTAACTGTCCTGCATGGCCTTCCAAAGGTTGAATGCGGGCATGAGCTGAGCCCCGGCAGCCTCGTAGGCCTGGCCCGGAACCTTACCCAGCATGTCCGCACCCTGGAGCAGCGCGGACGTGTTCGCGTGCGCGCCCTGCATCCCCTGCCCGTAGCCCTGAAGGACGGAGTTGAACGCCGCCAGGTAGTTTTTGTTGTAGGCGTCTGCCGCCTGCTGTCCGAGGCGGCTCACGCCCTGCGAGGTGATGGAGCTGTTCAGGACCCCTCGGCTCCCCAGCGAGTTCAGCATGTTGCCCATACCACCTTGAAGCTCCTTGTTCACGGAGGCGTTCATGCGGTCGGTCAGCCCCTGGGGGATATTCCCGCTCCGTATGACGCCCAGCATCTCATCGAGGATGCCGTTACCCTTCTCCATTGCGCCGGGCAGCATCCCCAAGAACTGCCCCTGCATGCCCAGGGCGTTGTCCGCCCGTTTCCTGGCGAGATCCCAGCCCGATGGGTCATAGGCCTCGACGCTGGGCAGAATCGCTTCATAGAGCTTCTTTTTAATATTTTGCAGTTCCGGGGACTCGGGATCCCTCTTGGGGTAGCGCCTCACCTTCGAGCCCCCGCCGCCGAAGAACTGAATGTCAAAATTTCGTCTCATCGAGCCCTACCTCCAAGTACCAACCCCGGATATGTCCGCCGTACTTTCGCATCCACGCTTCGGGGTTCCGCCGCGTGAAGAACCGTGCGCGCATCATCCCTGTCCGGTACAGCATACGGATGATCTGCTTCTGCCAAAAACGCCCGTCCCCTGCCATGTGATGGCATTCAAGGCACTGTTCTTCGGGGTTGATGAAGAGCGTCAAAAATCCATGTTCGGGATGAAACACGACCAGCTCGTCCGGGGCCAAGACGAACCGCCCCCCGGTCTTCCGCTCGTAGTAGTCCACCCACTCCTGCTTTGTGCGTGACTTCATGCCGTCACCGCCTCCTACATCAGCGTCGTAATCCCGGCCTTAAGCGCCTTCGGCAGAATGTCCCAGCCTAGCACTCCGGTCAGCACGGCAAGGACGCCCAGGAGCACCAGGAACCCGAGCGCGATCTGCCGCAGCCTATGCGAGGCGTCGTTCACCCTCTGAACGGATTCCGTCAGGCTCGCCACCGTCTCCTGCAGGAGCGCCATCCGTTCCTCCTGGAGGTCGTCGTTTTTTTCGATATCGGCTACCCGGGCATCAAGGCGGTCGAGCAGCTTTGCGATATGCTCCTGCCGGGTAACCGTGCGTTCCAGAATTTGCGCCAACTCCCACACCTTATTTTCGTCCATCGTCGCTCACTCCATACTGTTCCGCCAGTTCCCGCAGTCTCCGGTCCACGGCCTCCGAGTCGTTCAGGTCGATCTTCTTCGTCCGGGAAGGCACGAGCGAGGACGCAGGCTCCACGGCAGGGGGTTTCGGCCTCTTCTCGAAGTTCCCCCACTGCAGGTCCGTTGCGTCCCACGCTTTTTTGCCAAGCAACCCCCAGACGATGGACCCTGCCAGCGTGTAGTACGCAGGCGGCAGCTCCAGCACGGGGACCGTCAGGCCGAACGTGCCAAGCAGCGGCGCGATGATGTAGTTGAACACCGCCGTGAACACGACCGTCCAAAGGATGGCTGGGATGGAGCCAGACACGAACAGGCTCTTATTGCCCTGCCAGGCCGCCAGTGCCCCGAATCGCGCCTCCTGGTCCCGAATCTCCAGCTCCTTCAGACGAAGCTGCGCTTCGCGTTTCTCCTCCGGGGTGGACACCAGGTCATCAACGATCTTCCCAACCTCAGGCACCAACTCAAGCAGCTTCATCGACGTACCCCCGCAGCTTCTTGAGCCGGTTCATCCAGCCTTTCAGGAACTTCCCCTGCCGCTCGTCCCGCTCGACGATCCGCAGGAAGTACGTCTTCCGAACCTCCAGGAGCGTCAGGCAGACGGCCCGGACGTTCTCCGGCTTCGTCAGGCACGGCTTCAGGGCGGCCAGCGTCAGGGGGCCGACGCTGCCGTCCACCGTCACAGCGCCGTCCCCAAGGATGCGGTTCAGCGTGTTCTGGAGCTGTCGTCCGGCCCCTCCGAGCCCGTGGTTCACCGCCGCATCGAAGTGCAGCAGGTTCAGGGGCCAGGGCATCTGCGGAGCCTTGGACGGCCCCCAGTACATCACCTCGTAGATTTTCGCCGCCTCGCTCCGCGTCAGGATTTTGACGTTGTGGTGCTGGACGATTCCCCGCTTGAATGCCGTCTTGAGCGTCCCGGCCGTGATACCCATGTTCGTCGGGCCGCCCCGGTCCACCGGATCGTTCACGTATCCGCCCTCCGCGCCGAAGACGATCCCCAAGCACTTCTCGAATTCGTTCATGCTATCCCCTCCTGAACCATCTAAAATCACTCGCCTCGCCCGCGTACCACCGGTACGCGATGAGGTGAGCCACGGCCACGCCCGCGTACCACCGCCCGAACTCATGCCACGCCGCCAGAAGGACGACGGCGGCAAAGAGCTCCGCCCCGAACCCCGCCGCCGCGATGACCTTGGCCTTCCACATCTCGCAGGGGAAGAAGTGGGGCATGTCCCAGATGAAGCGGGGGACGCCGAAGCGTCCCCACGCGAACCGGAATTTCAACTTGTGTCCGAACCACGAAGCGGCCCAATAGTGCCCGCCCTCGTGGATGAAGCACGCCAGAAGGACCGCGACAATCAATTCCATGTCGTCCCCCCACCATCTACGGCATCTCGCCGAGCTTGCGCCCGATGGCCACGACAGTCCTGCTGCACACAACGATGTCGCTGAAAGAGAAGTTCTCCAAGACTCGGACAAACGAGTTGTGCTGTATTGGAGGATTGAACATCTCAAACCCACGCCCGGCATGGAAGAGCTCGCCTCCGTGTGTCAGCAGGAAGGTGTCTTCGCTGTAGAGGTCTATCTTCTTCACGTCGAACCGTCCGACCTTGGTGAACTCCGTATATTTGGCCGACCCATTGCTCCCGCCGGTGGGGGACAATCCAAGCTGCCCGAATTGGCTATTCCCCATCGCGTAAACGTCGTTTTCCTCGGTCAAAACAAACAGCCTCGGGGAGTAATTTCCGAAGATATCCTTGATCGCCCCGTAGGAAAAGGGGATCGGCTTCGGCGTCTTCCCCGTTCCCAGCTCCCACAACTCGTTGTCGGTGGTCAGAACGCAATAGGTAAAATTACCCCCATTGCCGAAGTAACCAAGCGCCTTCTTCGCGGACTTCCCTTCCGGCATGGCGAGTTTGCCCGGCTCGCCGGAAGTCGGGATGTAAAGAACCGTCCCGCCGTTGGCAAGCACGCAAGGAGCGCTCTCGGATTCGCCGCAGAGTTTTTCTCCGACGACGGGGGTGCCGCCATCTTTCAGGATGGTTGGAGTATCGTTATTGCGCTGCACCCACACGGTCCCATCCTCGTGAAGGCGCAGGAACCTCTGTGCCGAGTCTGTCGAGCTCTTCATATCCGCCACGCCATCGACCGGATATTCGATGGGGGTGTTGTATCGATTGGGGGCGTTAGGGACAACGCCCTTCAGGGCGAAGTTATGGGTTCCACAGACATACCTTTTCTTATCCTCCGCCTGTGCCGCCCATCCGGCATATCCCACACCCGTCAGGGCGAACACGGACGGCATGTAAATCGCGCGGGGAAGATGCACCGCGAGTTGGCTGTTGTTGCTCCATGTCCGGGCATAACTTCCCCAGGCGTATACGTTGGGGCGCAGATCGGGCTCCCCGACAAATTCGATGCTGGCGTTGCCCACCTGGATCGTCAGGGAGACGTGCAAATCCTCGGCGTCGAAATTTTGAGTGGTCGAGAGCTCGACGCTCTGGTCTTTTCGGATCAGGACGTTGCACTCGTAGTCCTTCCAGGCGTTGGTCGCGGTCTGCTCCGACTCCAGCGCCGCGGCCCCGTCGATGTAGACGTTGATCTTTGTGTTCCCCGGCGTCTTCGCCTTGATGGATATCTTCTTGATCCGTCCCTCGGCGAACGGGAAACGCCACGACAGATGAGCCACGCTGTCCAGCACGGTGCGCGTCTCGTACATTGCGTACTTGAACGGGACGAAGAAGTTGACCTGCGTTTCGCCCTGCTTGTTGACCTCCTCCAAGGCCGGATTGGGCAGCGGGGTCGTGGAGTTGATGAACGCCTCGACATTATGCCAGGCCCTGTTCTTTCGGAGATACCCCTTCCCGTCGTCCGGAGCCTCGGGAATGCCGTTGCCGATCTCCTTCAGCCCGTTCCACCCGGTCGCCCCGTCCCCGACCTTCAGGATTTTGTTGGTCCGGTCGTACCCTAGTTCCCCGTCCTTGAGGATAGGGTTGAGGGACGCCAGAGTCCCGGCGTCCCCCCTGCGCTGTTGCATCCGTTTTTTGGCAACGCGCTCGCTCACGGCACTAGCCCTCCGTGACCTCGCCCGCATCAATGACGTCGAACTCGTCGGCACCGCCGCCGGTCCAGTACGACAGGTCGTTCCACGCCGTCGTTCCGTCGCCGACCTTGAACTTTCGCGTGTCCATCTCCAGCCCCATCTCACGCTTGGCAAGCACGGGGTTCTTTGCCGTCCAGGCGGCCGCAGTGCCGCCCTTCAGCTGAATCGTCTTGATCGTCTTCACAGCCATTTCCAAATTCCTCCTTCAAAAATGTCAAATAATCTCGCCGCCGTCGGCGGCATACGGAGGCGGGGTTTCCCCGCCGCTCTCCGCGTCCCCGACATCCCCGCCGTCGATGAGCACGTCGTCTTCGTCGTCGGGAGGGCAGGAACATCCCGAATGCTTGCGGCACGGGGACAACCCGGCGAAGCCTACAATGAGTGGGAGCACCTCGGGGCACTCCCACTTCTTGTAAAACTCCTCCTCCAGCGTCTCCGCGTCCGCAATGGCTCGCGCCTGGTGCGCGGGCGTCCGAACCCGAACCTTCCAGATAAGGTCAATGCCCTCGGACAATCAAATCGCCTCCCCCCTTTCCGGGATCTATAGGAACTTTTTCAGGCCCGCGTACTCGGCCCGAAGTTCGTCGACCCGCGTTTCGTCGCTCTCCAGCATGGCGACCAGGAACTCCCACAGCAGCTCCTTAATACGTTTGCGGCTGCGTTCCGCATGTTCGCGTCGCAGCCGCTCCCGTTCCCTCCGTTCCTCCGTCGTCTCGTAGGCCCGGACGATCTGCCCGTCCCTGACGAGACTGTTGTTTATGTCCAGTACCAGCGCCGCCGGAATCTCCAGCGTCGCCGTCCCCCCGTTTCCGGTCGGCGGGGCCTCCGCAAACAGCTCGCAGACGATCTTCCCCGTCGGCTTGTCGTACTCCAGATAGCGTTTCATGGCCTCTTCCTTTCTCAACTAACGAACATTCCAAGAAGCATAACGTTTCACGGCGTTTTGGCCCTCAAAATACATGCGACGCCTTCCCCTATGGCGCAGAACAGCCTCAGTTCCGGCGACCAGCACACGGACTCCCAGCTTGCGTTCTCCGGCACGGCCTGTACTGTCCAATTAATTCCATCAGGGGAAGTCAACACGTTTTTTCCGTGCCCAACAGCGCAGAACAGCCTGCGTTCCGGCGACCAGCACATGGAACGCAAGTTTGCACCAAATATTACACTCGTCTCAACCGAGAGAAGCGTTTTTGGTCGACTAACCCGGATGATCTGAATCGGCCACGCGGGGGCCAGCGGGGCCTCTCCGCCTTTGATATGCTTTTCCACAACTATCACGGGAGGTGCTTCAGGCCTTGTGTACATGCTAGCTCAACCCCGAGAAGCGGCCCTGCGCATCGTACCGAGCCGTCCAGGTTTTGTTGCCGCTCGTAATCCTCGTCAGTTTTCCGCCTCCATCGCGCGTAATGGTATAGCTTGCGCCGCCGACGATGCTGAACCCGGTCGGCTCGTTGTTGGCATCAAATCCCGTGATGGAATATTTAGGGATATCGTTGTCCAGGCTATCGACCATTGTTTTCAGTGCCTTTCCCTGTTCTGCCGAAAGCGCCTTATTCGTGCCGCCCGTGGTCAAATCATTGACGATGGGCACAGGCGCGGGGATTTCGTTTTTCCCTGCCTTGGCGTCCACCATCGTCTTGAGCGCCCTTCCCTGTGCGGCGGACAGAGCCGCGTCCACCCGATCGCTGTTCAGCGCATTCACGACGTCCGGGTCCTTCTCATACGGCAGCTCGTTCCATTTCTTCACGCCGTCGCCCATCTTGAAGCGCCGCTCCGTCTCGTCGAAACCCGGCTCCCCCCTGAGGAGAACCGGGTTTTTGGACGTCCAGTTTGCGCCTGTGTCGCTTCGCAGGCGGAATCGAACGATATTGGCCATGCTTTTACCCCGCCTTCTTGACGGTCCTTCCGGTCACCAGGCCGTCACTGTCGTAGTTGAACGTCACTTCCTCGCCGTTGTTCCCGACGATCTTGTCCAGCCGCGTCCCGGACCAGGTGAAGGTCGCCGTCAAGCCATCGTCGAAGGTTATCTTCGTCGGCTTCTTGTAGGCGTTGAACTCGTTTACCGTGTACCCCATCCCGAAGGTCCCGAACTGCTGGAGCTTCCCGTCGATCAGCCCGTTCACAACCCCTGCGTCCACCCCTCCCTGGGGAACCGTCAGAGGAGTCCATTTGCTCCCGTCCCAGGTATAGAACTTGTTCTCGCTCTTAACGAAAACCACGTCACCCTTGGTGGGGGTCGGGTATTTTGTGGGCAGTTCGCTGACGTTCTCAACCGGGTCCTTCAGCGTTCCGCCGCCGGACAGACCCCCGATCATCCTGGTCAGCGCCTCGACGTGGCGGAACAGCTCGCTGTTGACGTAGGGCAGGCTATTCCAGACGCTAACCCCGTCGCCGACTTTTATCCTTTGCAGCGTCATGTCCGCGCCCAGCTCGCCCAAGGCCAGGACGGGGTTGCTGTTCTTCCAGTTCTCCGTTGTGTCGCGCCGAATCCTGATCTTCACGTAGTTTGCCATTCTTCCATATCCTCCTTTTGGGGGTCCCTTTGTCTAGGCCCCGCCGCCTTCCCAGATCTCCACGTTGTCCGTCTCCAGGGGGACGGGCCACGCGAACAGCCTTGCGATCTCCGCCATCGGGTCGGCCGGTTCGTCCCACCACCACACGCAAAAACGCTCCAGGAGTCCCCTGCGAATCATGCGCCACCTCCGTCAATGATCTTTCCGTCCTCGTCCGGCGCGAACCCTCCGTCCAGGACCTTCGTATAGGCGTTTTCCGGCGTCGAGGCGAACCCGCCGTCATATTCGTCGGGCTCAGGTTCGGGCTGCGGTGTCGGCTTCTCCAGGAGCTCGATCAGCTTGTCGTAGTGCTCCAGGATTTTTCGCAGGCGTTCCCACTCCTGGCGCGTCAGGTGATAATGCTCCCCGACGCCCCCGCCCTGAAGCCCCCCCAGGAGCTCGTGATGGCTGACGCCGCCACCGCCACCACTTTTGTTTTCCAGGTGAACGATCAGCGCCACATCAATCCACCTCCAGGCCCCACGCGTGCGGAGGTCGGATAATCCCGGTCGATCTCAGCGTGCACCGTCGCCCGCGTCCCCGGTTCAAGCCCCACGACACGTAGATAGGGCGCGTACTCCCAGTCGAAGACGGCCTTGAAGTGGAACGGGACCTCCGCGTTCTGGTTGACTTCCACTCCGGTCGTCGAGCTGCCGGGATACACGATGACGCGTCCCTTCTGGACGATGACGTTGGCGTCATAGGTATCGCATGGCTCGATGGTGAAGCGGCGTTCCATCCCCGGCTCGAAATTAAACGTCCCGGACACCAAAATGGTGTTGGGGACGACGGGATAATTCGGGTCGACCACCGTCAGCCCCAGGGGCACGTAGGGGACCCAGAAGGCCAGTGCTCGTTCCTCGCCGGGAGCGAACCGTATCAAGACCCTCTCGGGGCATCCCGTCGGGGTTTGCAGCATCGCCCAGTAATCGATGTATCTGGGCGTCTCGTTTTTGAACGTGGGCATGTTATCGCCCTCCTTCCTCTCTCCATTCGCAGCGTGCGCACTTTCCCCAGGCGACCGAGGCCCCGCACAGCGGGCACCGCTTCCCCTCGGGCTGCTGCATGCTCTCGGGGTCGCGCCATTTGCATCGTGTGCAATGCCCCGTCTCCATGTCCAGGGACGCCCCGCAGATTGCGCAGCGTTTAATCATTCATAATCGCCTCCATCTTTGCGTTGAACTCCGTCAGCAGCGCCCGATACTCCGTGTCCACCTTCGCCACCTCCTCATCGCCCCATCCCGAGGCCTGGACGGACACCCGGGCCTTGCGAAGCGCCTCGAACTTCGGCTCGTATTCCAGAGTCAGCGCCGCGATCCGCTCCGGCTTCGTCGGCACGTGGGGGGCCGGAGGCGGAGCCGGAACCAGCGCCCCGTCTTTCACGATGTGCGGACTTTCCAGCGCGGCCCTCCATTGCTCCTCCGTCAAGGCGACGTTCGGCAGCGGGATGTTGTCTCCGTGCAGCTCTTTCGTATAGAACCCCTGAATCACGCCGTCCACGGGGTTGTAGTGCGCATAACAGGTCATCTTTCCACGCTCTCCTTCTTAGTTCCCCATGGCCAGCCAGTGTGCCTGAGTAAAAACGTCAAGGTTTCTGTTCGCCGTTTGCCTTGTAACCGCCATGCCGGAGCGGCTCAGATCGGAAACCTGATACCACCAGTCGTTGTTCAGGTCGCCCCCGGCGTTGGTATAGATACTTGCAATAGCCATATATACGCTGGATGGGAACGTGATCGGGAAACTGATCGATTCCTTTTGAGCGTCGCTGGGGCCTTTACGGCCGCTCGATTTTCCCCATTGGACGATCAGCCCGTTCGCGAACCTGACGTATCCGTTGTCGCCAAGGTACTGCTGGACGATCCCGTCTCCCTTGTCCGGCGTCGGCGGCGGGATCGCCCCGTTGATCAGAGCCTGCAAATTCTTGACGTGCGAAGCATCGATGTAGGCGTTGACCAAATCCCCGTATATTCTTCTGGCATCGATATTCCCGGAGATGTCGTCGAAAGACAGCTTGGGCTTCCAGTTCGGATGCGGATTCGGGCTGTCGATGTGCTTCTGGAGGGCATCCGCAATGTCCGCGCTCCCGGCCTTCCCCGCATCCAGCGCGTTGAGCAATCCATAAATCCGCTCGATCTCCTGTATGTGTTTCCCGAACGCCTGGCTGGTGGTGTCCCCGCCGGAATAGAACCGTACGGGGTACAGCACCTTCCAAGGTCCCAGCAACTTTTTTGCCATTTCCTCAGTGCACCTCCACGATCTCCAGCCCCAGGCTCGACAGGGAACATCCGCCGCCTTCTATCTCCACCTCCGGCACGACGGCCCAGTCCCGTACCAGGCACCGCTGACGCGCCGTCAAAACGTTGCCCCGCGGGAACAAGGGGTCGTCATCCTCGAAGGCGATGTCCGTGTCGTCGTAAATGTACGAGGGGACGCCGCCGCCGATCAGCGGCAACTTGAAATCCCCCAGCCTCAGATACGCCCTCGACTCCGGGACTACGAGAAACGACGCGAACGCCCCCTTGACCAGTACCTTCCAACCCTTAAGGATCGTGCCCATCTGCATCCGGGCCTTTATGGCCGACGGCGGCTTGTCCTTCAGCTCGTCCTGCGTGTACCCATCGTTGAGGTGGTACAGGTCGCGCCCGATGGCGACATAGAGAGACGTGTCCACGCCCTCGGCGAACGCCGGGGAAACGGGGAACTCGAACTGCGTCCAAACCCCACGCGAGTAGTCGAGGACCCACACAAGGGGGTCCTGCTCCGACGGCAGTATCCAGAGCTGTTGCTTGACCGGCACGTTCCAGAGCCGCGATGTGCCGTTCAGGAGTCGCGTCAGCGCGTTGGCGATTTTTCTGTCCGGCCAGGCCGTCTTGATCTCCCCGTACGCCGTAACGCTGGAGAGCGTGGCCAGCCCGTCCGTCGTGAGGTAGTACACGTCGTTCCCGACGGCCCGGACGCTTTTTGAGTTGAACGTCCCCGTGTTGTGCGCGGCCTGAAGCGGCATCCAATTCGGGAAGTCCCCGACAAGTCGCCAAATGATGCCCTTGTCCGGCTCGTCCTCGGGAACCTTGAAGATTATCAGGTCCTTGGAGAGCGGAACGACGGCCACGATATCCATCCCATCCTTGTACCCGATCTCGATGAACTGCCCCGTACCGGCATCGTCGGGGTCGTTCTCCCATTTCTCACAGTCCCCGACCCACGAGAACCGCAGGGTATCCGGCCCCTCGACAACCCCGACGCGCCCGCCCCGAACGAAGACGCGGCGGCACTTCTCGGGGGATCCGGGTATGGTCGTCAACGCCGGGATTCCGGCTTGCCCGAACTCCTCGAATCTCTGAAGCCTTCCGCCGGACGCCACGACCAGCTCCCCAGGCTCCCCCCAGGTCGCGGCGGTCATTTCGCCGTCCCCAGTCAGCTCTCCCTGGACGGGCCAGATGCAGTTCCAGAGGAAGTAGAAGACCCGCCGCGTCCCCTTCTCCCGCACCAGGAACCCGCGTTTGCCGGGGACGGGGACCATCTCGCCCACCGGCCCGTCGAACCGACCGGACCAGACCAACCCGCCCCGTACCCGCATGGAGCCGGTAAGGGGGGAAAACTCGACGTTCCAGGCCTCTCTGAGTTCGGTCCTCGGAAGCGTCTCTGCCGGGACCGACAGATTCACCCCCCCGCCAAACCCCGGATAAAAGACTCGTTCCGTCGCCTCTCCGTGCTTATCGCTTCGGCTCGGCATCGGGGAGCCCCCCCATCCCCAGCAGCATCAGGTCCTGCGATACGTTGAACTCGTGTTTGTTCAGGGCGTAGATCGCTGCCAGCGCGGCCAGCGTCATCTCCTCGCCGTGCAGATAGGGCAGCCGAGCGGTCTCTCCGAACATCGTGACATAGGGCAGCCGGGCGAAATACCGGACTGGCAGGGTCGAGAGCCCGCCGTAGAAGTTCATGACGCCTCCGTCCGTGGAGATCGGCACGGCCCCGGCAAACCGGATAAAATCGTCCGGCAGCCGGGCCCCCAGCGTCGGCACGACCGTCTTGATGAACCGAATGTCCATGGCCTCGGCCCTGCGTCGGCTGTACTCGTCCACGGCCCTATCGAGGTAGTTCAGCAGCTCCTGCTCCCCCTCGGGGGCCTCCAGGTTACCTCCCTCCGTGTACCCCGTCGCCTGCTCGTCGGCAATCAGCTTCCGTACCAGCGCCAGCAATTCTTTTCGTGTCATGCCCGTCCACCCCAGACCTGAACCGGCCCCAGCTCATGCAGTCGCGACAGTTCCCGTCCCGCGAGACTGTGGCAGCAGACCTGCGCGCCCCTCTCGGCGCGTTCCGCATTCCCCTCCAGCAGGGCTACGGCTATTTCCTCCAGATAGGGACGAACGGAGTTCGGAACGTCCATCGGGTCGTCCGCGCTTGAGACTCGACGCGGCAGATAGTAATACTCCACCCCGTAGATTCCGTCCGCAGCCTCGAACCGGTCCCCGATGATCCGGTATTCCCCAGCATGCTCCGCGACGGTCGGTGTCGGGGCGCACTCCAATCCGTTCTCGGCCCGCACCTTGCGGACATTGTGAAAGTCGGGGGGAAGGGCCGTGTCCCCGTCCACCGTGACGAGCATGGACTTCTTCACCGCAACGGAAATGAACTCTTCTCCCATGCGCGTGTACAGCAGGGAGGCCCCCCGATTCAGGGCCTCGACGATCTCGAAGTCCGAACGGGAGGTCCCCTGCATGTCGTTCAAGATGTAGCGCACCGACGCGATCAGTTCTCCGGTGACGATCATCGCCGTCAAATCCTCCCTTCCGCCACCCTCCAGTAGGGGAACCGTGCCAGCAGACGCCGCATGGCGCTCTTGTCCCCGCAATGGCAGAAAGCCATCCAATCGGGGTCGAACTGCGCCTCCAGCATCGCGGCGTCCATCTGGGGGATATTCAAAGCGAAACGGGCGGTGACTCTGCCCCGCCCGTCTCTGATGAATCCCTTTCCGGCCCCTCTCAGGATTTCGTCGTTGATCCGCTCGTACTCATCCGTCCTGTAGGTCGTCGTCAGACGAACGTCATCTCCGCGGAACTCCAGCTCCCGACGCTCCATGACTTAGGGCGTCGGGACGATGCCGTCCAGGTCCTTGATCGCAAAGTGCGCCTTCTCCGCCCGCATCTCAAGCGTCCACTCGCCGTAGACGTTCTTCCGGTGCATGTCGGAGACCTTCGGCAGCTCGCCCGTGACGAACGGCCGCAGGAACGCCTTCTTGATGTACTCCGGGGACAAGCCATAGATCACGTCGTTGGGCAGGAACCGATCCACAAGGGTATGCAGCAGCCCGAAGTCCGTCTCCAGAACCTCGATCATCTGAGTCAGCTGTCGGGTTTTGTTCCCATCCATATGCTTCACGTTCCCAGCCGTGAACGTGCTGATGACGCGCTTGTTTCGAGGCGACACCAATAGGAGGGACGGACGCCCTCCGTCGTTCCAGACCTCCTCCAGCGCGTTGTTGATGAGGTCGAAGGTCAGATGGCGGCCCGCGCCGCCGTTGTCCAGGACATGCGAGATAATCCAGTACGGCAGGCCGCCGAACCGGCGCGCCGCCGCCATGCTCCCGAGCACCTTCGTGTCCTGGACGATTATCGCCCGCTCGCAATCGAAGGCCAGCTCCTTCAGCTTTTTTGCCATCTGGTAGGCCATCTCGGACTTGACCCCGTGATGCAGCACCGCCTCCTGCGTCCCCGTGACGTGCACGCCGCGCTCCATGATCTGCGTGTAGTTGTTCAGCATCGCGCGCGGCTGCGCGTCCACCGTGGAGAAGGTGAAGCCTTCCGGCTTCGCGTTGTCCTGAGGCCCTCCAAGGCTATCCTCCAGCCACTCGTGCGTGACCGCGGTCGCCTTGGTCTTCCCGATCCGCTTGTAGAGCGGCGTGTCGTAGGGGGCGATATTCGTGATGATCTCGCTGATGTCCGCCCGGTTCCCGACCGCCGCATAGGTGTTGCTTGCCATTCCTCTCTCTCCTTCCTAGACCAGGCCCATATCCATAAAAACCTTGGCCTGCTCGTCCTCTTCCAGCTCCCCGAGGCGGCTGACGTCGAAGCTCTTCTTCACCTGCGCCGCGCCGCCGGAGACCTCCACAACCGGGATCTTCTGGGGACTCTGCGTACCGGGCTTTACGTCCGGCTTCTGCACGGCCCCTTTCTGCCCCTGCCACATCTGGTACATCTCCGCGACGGTCCGGTGCACTCCCGCGATATCGCCCGTCCGCCGCGCGTATTCGTACAGCTGGTCGGAGGACATACCCGCCTTCGCCAGCTTGTCCGTAACCCACCGGTCGAACTCCGCGAAATCCGGCCGCCCCGCCAACTCGGCGGAAAACTTCGTGAACTCCTGATACGCCTGCTGGGTATGCTGAGCCTGCGCCGCCTCGGCCCGCCTCTGCTCGGAGATCTCCTGGGCGGCCATGCTGAGCGCCGCGACGTGCTCCGGGTCGTAGCAGTCGATCCCACCCTCCGGAATACCCAGTCGTTCACAGGCCAGTTTCTGTGCCGCCGCTGCCCAGTCCTTCGGCCCCATCGTTTTGGGGTGCCGAGGTGCCGTCGGCTCACTCTGAGGAGATGCCGCCTGCTGGGGCGAGTGGCCCTGCTGAGCCTGCATCCCCTGAAGCAGCCCAATCTGCCGGTGCAGCCCAAGGACATAGTCCCGGATCACCGGGAGATAAGGACGCATGGCCTCCGGGAACCGCGCATCCTGAATCTGCTCCAGGGGGGTAGCCGTGAGCTCTTCCGGTGTATAGAATCCTGTGGGCGGCGTCTCCGCTGCCTGAGGCTGCGGTTGCCCCTGTGGAGCCGTCTCCGGCTCCGGCTCCTGCTTCTGCTTCGGTTCCGCCGGAGCTCCCTCCTCCCGGAAGGCGTCGAAGAACGCATCCCCGAACTGGAGCTCGCCCTCCTCGTCCAGGGCCAGCCCATCCGGGGGCAGAGCGACCTTTTGCTCTGTCCTCTCCGGGGCCTGCTGCTCCGGGGACGCCTGAGTCGCCTGCGTCTTTACTCCCGCATCCTGCGAGGGAAGAGCGGGCTCCACGGTCTGCGTGGTCTGTTCCTGCATGGGCTCACTCATCGGTTCCATTGGCTCCGCCCTCCATCTGTTCTCTCGTCTGCGTCGGGTCGGCGGTCTCGCTCAGCCGAACCTGAATCCTGTCTACGTACTCCTTCACCTTGCGCCTGTAGAGGTGCACGTCCTGCGGGCTCGGCAAAAACTGCTCGAAGTCCGCAAACACCTCGACGATAAGGTCTCCCAGCGCCCCATCCATCTCCATCTTCCGTCTAGCCATTTTCCCTGAGCTCCTTTTCCGCAATCTGCCCCTGCGCCACAAACGCACGGGCGACACTCCAAAAACTCCGCAGCACCCGCAATTCCGCCAGCCGCTCGTTCAAATGGGGCATGCCCTCGGACATTTCGAGCTGCGTCACAATGTCCTCCCGCTTCGCCCTAATAAACGCCTCCAGTACCTCCAAGGCGATCCGATGCCTGCGCCCCTGCTCCGCCTCCCGCTCCAGCCGGTCCCGCTTCTCCTCCTGCACTTTCGTTCACACCTCCCGTAATCAGGTTCATTATCATCCGCTGAAAAAACTCCTGCTTCACACTTTCGGGGTCCCGGACGTAGCTCTCGGGATCCCGAATCCCGCTTTCCGTCAGGAGTTTTTGCGCCGCCTTCGCCCATTCGCCCGGCGTCACGGCCCCGATCTGCATTCCCGCCGGGGCCAGGGCCGACAGATAAAACTGGAGGTTCTGGACCGTTTGTTTTTTCTTCCCAACGCCCGCCTCTGTGTTCACGTCGATATCGAACGTCCCGGCGAGGTCGTCCGGCGACACCTGAAGCACTTGGTTCTTAAGCCGAACAACCTGCGGCTGATCGATGTACCTCTGGTTCAGCTCCACCAGGAACCGCATCAGCTCGCCTACCCCCGTCTCCGCGAACACCCGAACGATGTAGTCGATACGCTGCTCGCTGGCCTGCTGGAGCAGGGAGATCCCGGTGGCCGTCTTGTTCAGGCTTTTCGAGTCCGTCCCCTGGTTGTACCGCGTCCGCCCCGTCCATTGCTCCAACGCGCCCTCCAGGTACTCCATCAGGTTCATTGTCCATGGAGCGATCCCCGCCTGCGGGAAGGGCAGCACCGCTGTGCGCGGGTCCCCGTTTACGCGCAGATACTGCCTATTCTCGACCAAGTCCTCCAGGTTGATCTTTGTTTGGTCCACAAAGTGCTTGAGGTTGTTGGTGTTCGCTGTATTCACAACGAGCTGCCGCATGAGCGCGACCTTCAGGCTCTGCACCTCACCGATGATCTCGCTGAACGACAGCGGAGCCAGCACGCGGAACGGGTCCCTAATGGGGGAGATGGTGAAGATCGGCACGCGGCCCCAGGGGTTTTCCTCCAGTCGCAGTATCTCGTCACCAACAACGGTCACCAGCGCGTCCTCCAGCAGCCCGTCCCCGTCGATATCCAGCTTCACGTAGCACTCATAAAGCTCGAAGAGAGCTCGTGCCGGGTCCTCATCGTGCGCCCGGAACTGCTCGGAGTCGTCGTTCAGCTCGGTCTCGAATGCCATGCGTGTGATGTTCGAGGTCCTGCCCTTCTCGATGGCCGCCTCCACGGCCTGTGGGTCGTAGACCCCGCTCCGGGCCTGCCTTCGCAGGTGGTCCGCCGTGACGATCTTCCGCTGCGCGACGAAGTTCGCTTCCTCCAGAGTCCGGGCCTCCGGGCTCCAACGCAGATCGGTCACACGCACAGATTCCAGCACGGGGCGATTCTCCGCCATCCGTCCCACCCGATACTGCACGGAGCACATGCCGAAGGAGTCCGGCCCCTCCATGGAGAGGACCTGGCACCAGGGATCGTCCATGATCTGCTGCGCCCGATCCGCCGGTACCACCTCCATCGTCTCCTGCCCCCACTCCATGCGCCGCTTCCACCAGACCTTGATCGCCCCAAGGTTGTATTGGAAGGCATCGGAAAACCAGTCCCAGAGCAGCAGGAACCCCTTGTTCTGCGCCATGATCTGGAAGTCGATCAGGGCCTTCAGGAGCTCGGCACGAGGCACGTCCTCGGCGTTCCGCCCGATGATCACCACGGCATCGTCCCCGCCAAAGAACGAGTTCATGACCGCCGGGATAGCCCACTGGACCATGCTCCAGAAGTCGTAGGACACGAAGTCCGACTGCTTGGAGACCTCCGGGAACCGGGCCTCGTAGTACTTCCGATCCGCCTCGTAGAGCTGGTGGCGAGTCCGCAGCACCGGTTCGATCTTCCCCTGAAAGAAGGCGTCCGCCCGCTCAATATCGGCCAGGACGGCTTTTTTCAAGTGCTCCCGCGAGACGACGGGAGCCTCCTCGGGGGACTGTTCCCCCAGCGTTCCCAGCACTTCCATGTCCATCCGCTCACATCCTCCCCGCAATGGGCACTCTCGACCAATCCGCGTTATTCCCCGCATTCATCGGCGTGACGGCGATCTGCTCCATATACGCCAAGGCGTCTATAACGTCGTCGTGCGCCCCGTGAGGGTACGCCAGCAGCTCCCCCTCCAGTTTCTCCAGCCAGGGAGCCGCACGCCGGAACCACACGCTGCCGACCGCGAAGCGTGGCTGCAGCGCGTCGATCCGCAGTTCCTTCTTCTTCTCCGCCTTCAGGGGCTGGATGCGGAAGAAGCAGCCCCGCTTCGGCATCTCCTTTTCGAGAAAATGCTGGATGGCCGACTGGTACGCCACGGCCTCGATACCCACGCAGAGCGGCCGCCACTTCTGCACGGCGGAGAAGATCGCGTCCATCGTCTGCGTCGGGTCGTAGCGCCCATACTCGACGTCCAGCACGAACCAGTGCCCGTCGCCATTCGCGCCCACCGTCACGATGGCGCTGTAGTCCGCCCCCGGTTTCTTCGATATGGCCAGGTCGACGGTCGTGTAGACGTTCATGCCGTCGGTTCTGAGCGTGTTCTCGAAGTACCGGAACATCTCGCGCCGGAACTTCTGCGAGTCCGGGGCGATGCACTCGCACATCTTGTTCCGGTACCAGATATCCAGCTTCCCCAACTGCGCGAACTCCTCGCGCTCCGCCCGGATGCGCTCCGTCGGCCACTTCTCCGGCCACGCGGATCGGCCCTCCGCGTCCAGGACGGGGATGCGCACCGCCCGGAACCCGAGCTGATCGGCCCCGGCAAGGACGCGCTCGATGATGCAGCGTTCGCCGAGGTTGTTCCCGATGAGGAAGATGCGGGACGACTGGCCGAGGAAATACACGTCGGAGAGGAACCAGTCCCAATCCGTCTCTGTGACGGTTTCGCTCCGCGCATCTTCCTCGTCCTGCGGGTCGTCGATGATGACCAGGTCCGGCCGTTTCGAGCCCCAAGAGAGCCCGCGCACCGCAGCTCCCTTTCCATACGCCTCTATGCGCACACGCTGCCCGGAGCGGTACTGCACCTCCAGGGCCAGCCCGGAGTCCTCCACGACCTTCTCCACGAGCGCACAGATGGCGTCCGACGCCGCCAGCTCCCGGCTGCACTCCTGGAGCTTCTTCGACGCCGCCCGCTGCGTCGAGCAGATCACGACCAGATAAGATCGGTGCGGCTGCGGGTAGGCCAGCGCGTGCAGGAGGTTCGCCCGGATGACGATCTGCGTCTTCGCGCTCTCCCGGAACGCCTCGACGGCGAAGTGTCGATCCCCCCGGAGGAGGACGTCGCTCCACTCCTCGTGGAAGGAAGCGGGAGGCACGTCGTCCCGGGCAGGGAAGAAAAAACGCCGGAACTCCACGAGGGAGCCCAGCGCCGCTTTTTCCTTGTCTATTACCGCGTTTATCTCGGCCCTATCCATCTGGATCCGCCGCCAGCCTTTCCAGCAGGGCCGCCCGGACCTCGGCCTGGAGCGAGAGCGAACCGGAGTGCTCCACCTGCACCTTCCCGGTCGTCTCCGGCCGTCCCATGGTCCTGTCCAGAATCTCCGTGGCTGCGGCGAGAGCGATCTTCTCGGTCCGGCTCTCCAGCAGCGCGACCAACTTCTTCGCCGCGTCCGGGGTCGCCGCCTTGAGTATCTCCTTCGCCTCTGGGTCTGCTTTAGGTCTGCCCTTAGGGTTCCCCGACTGGCCCTTCTTGAAAGTCCCTGTTTTTGTCCTGTTAGCTGGAGCCAATCGGTCCACCTCCCAACAAAAAAGGACGCCCCCGCGGGCGCCCCTCACAGTTTTAACAGCATAAAGTCTAACACCCCGGAAACGGAAAAACAGGTACCAAAATAGGTCTCATTTTAGGTCTCATTTCAGGTCTGCCGCCAAATACCGGACGGCCATATCGACCAACTCCCTTCGCCTTCTCAGAAATGTCGCTTTCCCAATCTTGAGGATGCTCATGACCCGCTCCCACGTGTTGGCGTGCAGGTACCGCAGCCGCAGAATCTCCAGCATCTCCTTCCTGGCCGGCTCCAGGACGTAGGGGCTCGAGAGATCCGCAAGCAACATCTCGACGGGCCTCGTCCTGCGCTCCAAGGACAGGATATGCTGCTCGATCCTTTCGAGCTTCTCCAGACGCGCGGAAACGGTATCCTGCGGCTCCCCATTTCCGGGGATGCCGTCGTACGTCTGGACTCGTACCGAAGACAAAGAGTCCAGCGCCCGAAGTTCGACGTGCAGGGCTTCCAGCCTCGCCACGTTCTCGAGATAGTCGTACAGGCACCGTTCGGCGAAGCGGAAGCCAAAATTATCGTCCATGTACAAATCCCCCGTTCAGTCCTTGGGAGCAGGTCTCAGGGCGCAGGTCTCACCCTGGGGTGCTGCCAAAAAATCTCTGTCGTTCCAACCCCTCGCCCCCTTGGGAGCATAGGGAGCACCTCCGCGCCAGTTCATCTCAGACTTTATAAACACGATCCCCTTTTTTCTTTTTTATCTTGTACTTAACTTCTTTTTGTCTGCTCCCTCTGCTCCCAAAAGAATAAAAGTAAGTAATATAAAAGGTTTATTGGGCGCAGGTAGAGAAAAAAAGGATGCTGCCAAAGTGCTGCCAAAGTGCTGCCTACTCTGCGCCCGGAAAGATGAGCCGGCACTCGGGATCGAAGTCGAAGTAGCGGGTACCGTGGACCATTTTTTCTCTGAACTCCAGTTTCACCTGTCGGGCCGTGGCGCGGAAGCTCTGCATAAATTTCGTTCGACTCTGCGGCTCCTTCCCAGCATCTCTACACCACTGGGTATAGCGGCCGTAGAGGCTCCCTCGTTCGATCTCGCCGCGGAGGTCCTCTCGGTTCTCCTCGATGAAGGCCACAAGCGGGTTCGTGACCTTCATGAAACTCTCCATCATCTCGGTTTGATCCTGGGTTTGTGTGAACGCCTTGTTCTCCAGCAGAACCTTGTAACCCTTATAGGCCCAGTTGAAAATTGCCGGGAGGTCCTGCTTCAGCTTCGCGGTCAGGCCCTTGTCGGCCTTCAGCTCGCCGGGCCCGGGGTCGTCGGAGAACTTCACGGGGAACGAGACGAAGCAAATTCGGCGCATGAAGCCGGCCGTGGTGTCTCTTGAGCGGATGTACTCGTTGCAGGCGGTGATGAGCTTCGTGCGCGGCCGGAAGCTCAGGAAGTCCTTGTTCTTGTAGCAGCCGGAGATGGCGTCGCCGACGACGATCTGCTTGAATACGCTCTCCGCGCCCTTCACGTCGGTCTTCGTCTCGGTGGAGATGTTCACGATGGAATTGAGAAGGTGGATCCTCTGAAACGGCTCTACGAGACCGCTCATCTCGATGCTGGACACGTTCTCGTCGCCGAACACCGCGCTCAGAATGTCCAGGTAGACGCTCTTGCCGTTCGCTCCGTCGCCCATCAGAAAGAAACACTTCTGCAGGCTGTTGTCGCTGTACAGGACGTACCCGGCGATCTCCTGAAGCAGGTTCATGCGGGCCTCGTCACTGCCCGTGACCTCCTCCAGAAAGGCGGCCCACCGGGGCGACCACGCTTGAGGCTCGTAGTCGTAGTCTACCTGTATCGAGCTCATGAAGGTCTCGCTGTGCTCCTTCATCTCGCCCGTCTTGAGGTCCAGCATGCAGTTGCGGAAGTTGAACACGTCCTGCCGGTTGAACAGTTCCGTAGACACGACGTCCGCCTTCAGCAGCGTCAGCACGCTGTTCAGCTTCGTTCCCGTCCGCCAGTGCCCCAGGCTGTCCGCGACGTACGCCTTGATCTCGTTGTCCCCCCGGCGCTTCCAGACGCCGTGAACGTATTCAAAGAAACCCAGCGCCTCGAAGTATTTCAGGCGCTTCTCCTGCACAACCTCCTCGGCGATCATATCCTCCGGGGGGCAACGCAGGGCCTGCTTCTTCACTTCCGCCAACCACGTACGAGGGAAGCTCACGTGCTCGAAAAGCTCGGCCAGATCCGATGCGTCCACGAATCGCGCCGCATCGAACACGAACCGCTTGAATTCGTCCCGATCCGGAATTCGATGCCCCAATACCTCGATGCCCGGCTCGGCGGCGGCGACCAGATCGGCAAGCTCCCCTCCGTTCACATAATAGTCGCTGATATCCTTTATGCCCTCAGGAAGCGTTCCGCAGCAGAAGTTTACGCGATTTTTGAACATAAGTTTACTCATTTCGCGTTGGAATCGGCTTCCCGAATCGTCGGAGTCGAAGCACAAAAACACGCGAGTTGAGTTCTGGCAAATGTTTACGACCTGTTTCAGGGCTTCCTTGTTGAAGTATCCCCCCATCGGGGAGAGGACCTTGTACCCCTCCTGCTCGAACGAAAGGGCGTCAAAAACCCCCTCGGTAATGACCAAAATTTCGGATTTCAGGCCCGAAATTTCATCGCTTGTAAGATGGCTGTTAGCAACGATTGAAGTCCATTGTCGCTCATTATCACTAGAAACGACTGGTTTTATCACGGAAGGGGTCGTTTTT